TAATTTTCTTGTAGTTACTTCTGCTGTATCTATATTTTTAGATATTAAAAATTGTCTATCAGACATTTGTTTAAATTGATTTATCATACCAGCATCTCTAGCAACTGAACCTGCAAATAAAGAAGCTAATTCATATTCTAAAGCTAATCTAAAATGAGCTGGAAAGTAATCTTCTTCTACTCTGTAAATATAATCTAATACTAAATTATGATTTGCACCATAAGTATTAACATAAATCATATTCTTATATCTTGTATAAGGAATAATATAATCGTTAACTGTTAATGTATTAATTTGTAAGACTCCAGGATCAGCAGGTAGCTGATAAGCATATTCATATCTTCCTACTGGAGCTGTTGATAATAATGATAATGTTTTTTGATTAGTAGCAAACTTCCATCTATGTCTTGTTAAAGAAGCTTGTAAAATATCTTCATAAACATTTGAAGCAACTAAAGCTTCTGTAGATCCATCTGTAAAAGAAGATATAGGTTGTGCACCTATCATTACTAAAGCTCTTGCACATATATCTACTTTTGATGTTGCCATATTTTATAAAATTAAATTAATTGAGGGCGAAATTAATCGCCCCCAAAATATCTTTAAACGATTATGATCCGTTTACGACAGTTACAGTAGCAGCACCTGTAGCAGAAGATACAACACATATATCAACTGTTTGAGTACCACCATTGCTTCCTACGCAAATGATAACATCATTTTCTTTTAGTTCGTCTGTTGCTGAGTTGAAGTAACCAGATCCTGCTATTGCAGCAATCGCATCTCCATCTGTATAAAAGAATACAGAGTTACCACCAGCTTCAGCAATCTTTTTGATTGGGTTTGAAGTTTCGTAAGCCATATATTCTCCTTATTCAGCACATTTCTGAACTCTAATACCATTGTCATCAATCAATGTACCACCTATGCTAAGCATAGAAGTAATTAAATGAGAAACTTTTTCTGGTATGTAGTTCACTTCGGTTTTAACATCAGAACCTATTCCTAAGCCCAGTGATGATTTGTGGAAAGCCACAGTATGTCTATCAGTAGAACCAGAAGTTTCTAGTCCACTGTGTACAAACCATAAGAATCCTAACCATCTTTTTGCAGTCATTCCTCCAGCATATGGAAGCTCACCTTCGCCTACATATTCTACTCTAGAGAATTGATCTAATGCCAGTAGATCAGACCATTGTTTTGGTCCTACTACCCAGTATCTTTGGTTATCATCTGGAAGGTCATTAGTATTGAAAAGTTCCATCATAGATGTCGCTTTACCTAAGTTCATACCAGTACCTGTTCCTGATGAGTTGTTCGCAAGAGTCGTAGCTCCATTCATAATTCCAGTTAATACACTGTCGGTTTTTCTACCTAAAGCGTATGCTGCAGATTGTGAAACTATTTGTCTTTCGTCAATGTTTACCTTTAACTCGTCTAGCTTGTCAACGTAATCAGCTGCATAGTAATCAGTTAAAGTGGCACTCACGTTAGAGTGAGATAGATCCATTGCTACTACTTCAGCATGTCTTGCTTTAGTGTTAGCAGATCCTTTTGCTACTTTCTGAAACTTAACAGTGTTACCGTTAACGCCATTCACAGTTCTTACAAGATTCTTTAACTTAGAACCCATTCTTTGGTAAGCCATGTGAACTTCTGCTTCAAACTGAGTAATAAAGGCATTCGTTATTGATGTTGCCATTTTATTGTCCTTTGTTTGTTGTTAAGTTACGTTTATTATCCGATTATCTTACAAATGCAGGTTTGTTATCTAATTAAAGGCAAACATTAAACATTTTTAAGGTCTTGATATAGAAATAGATTTGTTTAAATATTTAAACAACGCACAATTACATCCATACTTTAGGAATAGTAATTACTTCTCCAAATTCTAAATTACCTTTTTTATCGTAGGAATATGTACCAAACAATGTGATATATGTTTTGGTTTCTTTGTATATCCACATTTGACTAGATACAGCTTTAGCAGGTTCATGATCATCCATATCAGATTTATTTACCCAACCTGTATCACTAATTGCATCTAGCCAATGCAAATCTTTTTTAAGTTTTTTATACTTAAATTTACTTTTTTGTTTCGTATGCTTTTTCATACAGCTCTGTTACACGTTTAATATAACTGTCATCTCTTTTACTTTGATCATAATATCTAGGATCATTCATCATAGATTTAAGATCTCCTAAGTCTGGAGTTACAGATACTTGTGTTGGTGTTGTAGGCATAGGACTATCTTTAGTCATCTTCATTATTTCTTCTATTGCTTTTACACCATCAGCTGTTGATGCTATACTTGAAAAAGTATTATAAGCTTCTGGTGATAAATTCTTTTTCGACCAAAGCTCAGCAGCTTCAACTCTTTCTTTAGATGAATCTCCTAACTTTTCCATTTCAGCATTTACATCTGGTAAAGTTGCCATTGCATTTGTTACAAAAGCATTAACACCTTCATCAAATTGTTCTTGAGATAAGCCATTCTTCTTAGCTGTATCTTTCCACCATTGTACTATTTCCATATCATCTGATACAGATACATCTACATTTTCTGGAAGTTCTGGAACATTGACTTTATATTCTTCTGGTGTTTTACCCAGTCTTTCTTGTTCTAAATCTTGTCTAACTTGTTTAGAAAGATCTTCTGTTCTTGAGCCTAATTTTTTCTCAAGAGCATTATAACTTGAAGCTAAGTTTTCTAAGTTAACTTCTTTTCTATCAGCATCCCAAAATTTATCTTGTACAAATTCTGGTTTATCGCTTACAGTTTGCTCTTGTGCTTCTGTGGCGATTGGTGCTGTTGCATTATCATCTACCATCTTTTTCTCCTTTTTTTATTCTTGTTTGTATTACAGCTGTTAGGAATCTCATTCCTTCTAAATGAAATAATTTATTACTGTCTATATTAGGACCAGCAACTGCTTCAGTTGTAATTGATTTAATATACTCAAGAATTTTTTTTCCTTCATCACCCTTGAATACACCTGCAAAAGTTTTATTAAGATTACGTTCTTCTTCTTCACTTCTAACGTAACCATCAATAGATTTTGCAGGAATTGGTCTTTTTTCTTTAAGTCCATCCCAGCTCATTATTGTGGTATTTCTCCTTCTTTGGGTGCAGTTTGTAACTGACTAATCTGTTGTACTATTTGTCTTTGTTCTTCTTCATCACGAATAAGTTTTTCAGGCAAATTCATTTTCTCAGCAAGATACTTAGCAGTTTCATTTTGATTAACAATAACATTAATCATTTGTGGACCAAAAGTACCTGCAATAATTTCGTTAAATCTATTTACATCAGAAACATCTTGCATATGTTGAGCTTGAGCTAATGGTGATCTAGCTCCTATTTTAACTTCTCTACCATTAACTTTAGGTAATTCTATTCTACCTTGTTTAGATAATATTCTAATAATTCTTTTTAGTAATGGATGTATAAATTCAGATTGAAGTCTTCCAAAAGAAGAACCTATCTGTCTTGATAGATCTGCCATTCTTTCAGAAACTTCTGTTGCTGTCATTGGAGTTCCTTCTGGTCTTCCAAGAGCTTCCATGTATAAAGCTTTTTTAATATTTTGCCTCATATCATTTAATACTAATTGAGCTACATCAAAGTTAGATGCAGATTGAATTGCATTTAATCCTCTTGATCCTGGAGCTACTGGTATTAAAGATCCAGGTACTAACGCTATGTTATCTGGATTAATTACACCATCATCTTCATAAGTATAAACTCCAGATACTGACATCTGTGCATTTTGTAATATTAACTCAACAGTTAAGTTACAAGTTTTAATAGCACCCATTGCATTAAATATTGGTCCTCTACCATAAACTTCACCAGATGCTTTATTCCATCTAAATACTAAATAAGGATTAGATCCTTCACCTTCATATTCTTCTTCAAAGATAACTGCTTTAGGATTATCTAATACTACACAGTATTTATATTTTTCTACGTTATCTTGATAAATTTTATATACAGCTTCTATAATTGTTAATTCTTTTTTTTGTTGAAGCAAATCAAAATTTTCAGGCATTACAGCTTTAGGATATAAAACTTTAATGTGTTCTGGTTTTACTTTTCTAGTTCTATAAACTGTATCAATCTTTCCATCTGGGCCATTTAACAAACATACTTTAGGTAATGGTACAGCTGTAAATTTAACAGGATTAATAGCATCACCTTCTTCAACTAACATACATCCAGTACCAACAGCAAGATCCATAAATGCTTCGTGTACTTCTTGATTGAAGTTTGAGTTTTGTAATACTTCAAAAACGTATTCTGTAATTTTATCTAACTGTAAATTAACTTGTGATTTTTGTTCTTCTGGTATTTCAACACCTGCTTGGAAATCTGCCCATCTTGCAAATGTAGGTACGATACCAGATTGTAATCTTGATGCAAATTCTTGTACACCTACTACTGCAGTTTCATCAAAAATTTTATCAGTTCTTCTTTGTCCTGGCGATTCATCATAGAAAGATTCTCTATTAGGTAAACAATATTCATAAGCTTCTTCAAACTTTTCTCTCCAATGATCTTTAACAGATACAGCTTCTTTATATTTTTCTAAAATAGCATTTGCTTTATCTGATGTGTTTACTGATGGTGTATCGTCTATTGTGTAATCCATTATTTTTTCTTCCACTTGTTTTTAGTTTCTACTATAAAAAGTTGTATTTTAAAAATTATTTTATCTATAAATTTCTTCATCTAAATCTCTTAGTTTTCGCTGCGATACTTCTTGGTTGTTTAACGAATTGTTTTCCCTTTTTGTTTCCACGTGCTTTAGCAGCGTTAGTTGCTGATTTTTCTTTAGCCGTAAGAGCCTTCCAAGCTTTCTTAGGTAAATATCTTCGTTTGCCTTCTGATTTTTTACCACTGCTTGTTTGCCATTTTTGTTTTCCCCATTTACTAAGTTTGTTTGATGAAGACTTAGATCCTCTATAGCCTCCACCTGCTTTCTTATAAATCTTTGTAGCAAGTTGCATAGCCCTAGCACTGTGTTTGCCCCCCATTTTTGCTTTGGCTTGAGCTTTAGCTCTTGCCCATAAAGCAGGTTTAGTTTTTTTTGCAACAGCCATTAAGCTTTTTTCTTATTGTTGTTTGCAAAACTTCTTGCTGCAGCCACACTACCAAAGCCCCAAGCTTTTAATGCTAAAGCTTTTCTAGTTGGTCTGCCTTTACTATCCTTCATTGGTCCTTTCATTCCTGCAAACCTTGCAGCAAAAGAAACCCTTCTAGGATTCTTACCTTTTTTAACTGGTGCTTTTAAGTTAGATCCATCTTTACGTTTAAAGAAAGCTCTACCTCTAGCATTCAGTCCACCTTTAGGATTCTGATAAACCTTTGCTACCATTACCCAAAGAAACCTCTACCACCTGCTTGACCAAATAATGATCTAGAACCAATAATTCCTTTAGCAACTTTACTGCTATAAGTTTCTTGTTGTTTTTTTAAATCAGCAGCTCTTGCTTCTTCAGCTTTTCTTGCTTCTGCGATTGCAGGATCTGCTTTTGGTGGTGGTGGTGGTTTTGGTTTAAATATTGAACCCATTATAACTCCTCATCATCCATATCATCTAAATCATAAGAAGTTAACGAACCCATATTAGCTTCCATTTCTCTTAACAGATCATCTTCTTGATCATGAAGATCTCTCATTTCATCAATGATTTCTTGTACAGATTTTTGTTTCTTTTTAATTTTTGACATTTGGATCCTTACTTTTTTCATTAAATGACTTATATCCTGCTTTTATCAACGCACAATAAAGTTGATAAGGAGTTAAGATATACCATTTATAGAATCCTATTAAACGCATTATAAATGAAACGCAGGTCATATCTTTTATTCTAAAGAGCTGCCATTGTTCTTTTTCTGGACATCTTAATACTTCATAGTCTTTTAAATAGAATAACATAGTTTCAAGTTGTTCTGGACTTAGTAAACTATGTTTTATTCCTGCATGAGTATATTCTAAATGAATCCATAAATTTTTTTCTGGATCAAAGTTTAATGCACCACAATGTTTAAAACCTTTTTTTAAAAACTGTAGCCATTCTGGATAAGGATATTCATCTGCTTCGTAGAAGTATACTAACCATTCCTTTTGAATATGTCCCATACTTTCCTTTTGCTTACACCTGGCTTTTGAAATACATCCCATTGTTTTTTAGCAACAGTTGGCTGTGTTTGTATTTTACCAGACATCATTGTTCTACCTTCACCAGCTCCCATCATTAAATATTGTAAAGCATCATGAACGTGGGAGTATCTATTCTTTAATGGTTTCTCATCATATCTATCTCCAGATACTTGTAGTCTTCTATAATGATAACCACCATTAAAACCTTTTTTAAGATTGATACAATCAGTACTCATATTAAATCCTGGTGATCCATCTACTAATCTTGCAAGTGTAGAATCAACAGCTTCTATTCTTAAAGCAACATCATTAGATGGTGCAGGTATAGCTTTTAATCCACAGTTTCTCATAATTTGAAATGGAGTTCTTTCATCTGTTTGTGATCTAAAATCTCCAGCAGGATCTCCATAGATCATAACTTCATATCCTTTATATAATTTTGCAATCTCTCCTCTCAATAATTCTGAGAATCTTATTACACCCATTTCAAAACAAACAAGCTCATTTATAATATTCCATTTACCTGTTGTAGTTCTTTGACCAAAGACAGCAGCAGGAGTTAATCCAAAGTCAACTCCAATCCATATTGGTTGTCCTGGTATTAAATCTATTTTATTTTTTGTAATGTGTAATTCTTCTTTGAAGCTGTGATACACAGGTTTACCTTCTTCAATAGATCCTAGTTTATTTAAAACATAAACATCTATCCATCCTTTTGTTTTACCTCTAATAATATTTTCATAATATTTTGGGGTTAGGTTTTTTTTATTTTCTGATTTAGTGTTATCTTCATATCCACTTATAAAACCATCCTTGCCTTTGTTTTCTAGCAAAGCAGGTGGTTGTGTATAGAAACTCCAGTTATCTGGTTTGATTAACATTAAAGCTTCATCTCGAGAGATGTGATCTGGTACAGGTACATCTGCTGCCATGATCGGCCACCAGTGATCTTCTTCTGGTGCATTGGTATCAGCTATAACTCCATACCAACTAGCCCCACCTTCTCTCATACTAGGAAATCTTCCTACCCTCATAGTACAAGCATCTATAATTGATTTGGGTATTTCTCTTGCTTCATTAACCCAAACGCCAGTCAATTCTAATGATAGTAATTTCTTAACATCTTCTGGTCTATCAAGAGCTAAGAAGATAACTTCTACATCAAGTTCACCAACTAAGATTCTATGAGTATAAGGAACGCTCCAGGCAAAGTTACCCCAAGTATCTTCTGGAAACCAATCTAACCATGTTTTGATTGTTGTAGTTCTAAGCTGTGGATTTGTATTTCTAATTACAGCCCATCTAGATTTTCTTTTACCTTCTGCATTCTTCTGTTGTAATAAAGCTCGTCTAAATATTTCAATACAACACGCTACCGATTTTCCAGAACCTACTGGACCACGCAGTCCTCTAAAGAAGTCTTCTGACTTCATAAATTTTTTTAGAGTATCGCCTTCTGGTTTGTATTTAAAGTTAATCGACATTTACACCAACATTTGCTTTTAACAGATTGTATATAGTTTCTTCACCAAAAGCTTCAACAAGTTTATCAGCTTCATAGTCTGTTATCATATGTGTTGGGTAATTTTTTAAATGTACTTTTTTAACAATAGTTCTTAATCTATTTCTATCTTTTAAACTTAAATTATTGAGGAACGACATTTTAATTCTTTCACCCTTTCTAATACTATTTCTAATATCTCAGTTTCTTTTCCATACTTAGCTTCAAATTCTTTCTTAGCCATGTGTATAGAGAAGTTACCTTGATGATGGTCATGACATAACGGAATTACGTGGAAGTGGCTTGTACGTCTTCCTATGCCAGTTCCAGGGGGTCTTATATGATGTAGGTTAGCTGGTCTTTCGCAAACATAGCAGCCAAGCTCAGCTACCCACCTCATATGCTCTTTTTCTTTCTTTGTCGCCATTACTTCTTTTTCATTTTAGCTATGATCTTTTTTTTCAAAGCTTCTGGTAATGATTTCTGTTTTCCTGTTAACTTGCTTTTTGCAGCAGGTCTTCCTCTTTTTGAACCGTAGGTTCCTTTTCCGTAGGGCATTGTTCCTCCATTACTTGTTCGTATGTTGATCTGCATCCATCTGGTGTTGCAGCACTAGCCATCTGTATTGCTTGTATATCATTTTCGGCTGAATATACAATCTCTCTTTTGAGAGTGTCATCTTGCCATATATTAACTTTGTAATTCATGTTCTCTCCTTTGTTTGTTGGAAGGGAGAACCTTATAGAACTAAAAAAAATTTTGAAACGCACTTAGCAATGCTAACGCCCTTGCCCTTTGTACCTTGTAAGTTTTTTTTGAAGTTTTTTGGATTTGTTCAGACTCTTTGTATGAACGCCCTTTCTTTTCTTAGGCTTATCTCGTGGTATAAAATGTGTGAACTTCTGCTTTGCCATGTGTACCTTTTTGAACCCTGTTGTCTGTGATAGTCGCCTCGTCAGCTATGGCTGATGATTTTTGCCCCCACCCTCCGACTCTGCGAGTCTACATGGAGTGGGTGCATACCAACGCCTCACGTTAAATCAATATTAATCTTAATATCCCCCTGTATGTTGTGAGATACCTTATCTGGTGCTCTCAACCCTACTCTATCGAGAATATCTCTACTAGCTTCTAGTTGAACGTATTCACTCCTTGCTCCTGTGGATAGCTCGATAAGTCTTTTACTCGCACTTACTGCTCCAAGTCCAAGAGTTTGTGCCACACGTTGTTGCATATACTGTTGTACCTTTGGTAAACGTAGTGTGCGAGAAGCACTTACTCTCGCTGAATCTTTACTAACATTCGTTGAATATCCTGCTGTTTTAGCAGCTTCTGTTATACTACACCCAGTAGCTACGATTGTATCTACTAAGGCTCGTTGTTTATCTGTAAGATCGTCTTTCATAACACTTATTTATTCTACCCTTATAGGTACGTAGATATTTAATTTCATTGTGTCAAGAGAAATAACAGGACTTTAGTAGTATTGGAAACTCACATAACTATATCTTGTATGGCGACTTACAGGCTCTAGTGCTAAAGCACCCAAGCCCTTCGGTCTTGTCCCTAAAGGGTAACGATCCTGGTCGCATTGATCAATCCTCTGGATTGCTCTGATAGAGTTGCCAAAGGCAACGCTTACAACCCCATACGCAATTTTCTAAAGAAACCGTTCGCTGTTGCTCACTATTGCTATGGGTCCCCCCCACACACGTGGATTAATGTGCTTGTATCATGAGTTTGCCTTAATGAACAGTGCAAGGGACATCAACGCCTCACCTAAAGGTGATTCCCCTTCGGGTGCGTTGTGTCGCACTGTATCATTAAGCTTTGCCTCATGATGACTGCACACCTTAACCACATGCGTTATGCCATGTCGGTTATAAAGTAAACGATAACAGAAAGGTTACAATGGAGTACGTTAAATACTATGAGTTGATAACAGATGAACACGATAGAAAAAGAGTTGTTGAGTTATCAATGTTAAAAGAAGAAGCTATAGTTAAAGCTGACTATGATAAAGTTAGTGAAATAGATAGCGAAATAAATAATATAACTAAAGGAGTTAGATATGATGGGTAGTGAATTAAATCAACAAGATTATTCAGATAGTAGATTAGATGATATGCAAGATGTATTAGATTGTGTTGATATGAAAGCTGGTGTTACTGGCTTTTTCAATACAGTTATATCACCATTTGCTGATCATCCAGATTGGTCAATGTTGGCTGAATGGAATGCTAATAGTATTATTGGTGTATTCCAAAGACATCATGAGCAGTGTATCAAAAGTCTAGATAAGACAAAAGATCTTATGCAGACTGCGTTACGAGAAGATGTTGGTAATGAGATCACTAAGCTAAATGTTGACAAGTTAATCTTTAGACGTGATGCTCAAGAAGTTAATATCAAAAGAGCTGAGTCTATATTGAATGAGTTTCTTCTATGTTATGAAACTACCTTTGGTAAGAAGTTTATGCCTCAAAGCAAAGCTCCTGTCAAAGATGTGACTAAACAGATGAAAGAATACAATATGACTAGACTAAAAGAAGCTCTAGGTAAGTAATAATAAACAATCAAACCCGGTACTCTTAACAGGGTACTGGGTTTTTTTTATCGTTACAGCCTATTTTCAAAACGTTCGGCGTTGAAAATCATTGGGCGTTGCTGCCGAAATTCTAACAATAATAAACAAAGGAGAATACTATGTTAATAAAACTACAAAACTGGCTAATGAATGTTGCTGCCAAATGGATTTGGATTGCAATCATGTTGCCAATTAGAATCATTCTAGGTTTAATATTTGCTGTATCAAAGCATATGCCTACTAAGGTTGAATTACCTTACAAAGTTGTTAAGAATGAACAACCTAAAGAAAAATGGTATAACTAATGGATGTAATTATGAGAATCATGATGACACTAACAGGACTTATACTAGGTATGTTAGGTATGATAACAGCAATACATTCTGATCACCAAATATTAGGGATCTTAATTAGTTTTGCTGGTATCATGACAATGTTAACAGGACTACCAAATAACCAAAAGGACAGATGACTAAATACAAACAACATATAATAGATGAACTAGCTAAGTTGCAATTTGATTATGCAGAATGCAGAATTGAAATGGCTGAATTTATTTCTAGTATAACAAGACTAGGAGTAGATTCACCAGGCGACATAGAGGAGCATAGATCAAATGCAGAAGAAGCAAGATACGACTACAAAGTATCTCAACATCAAAATAAGTTTTAAAGAAATATTTGATTTACAAGAAATATTAAAACTATATTTTTTAGAGCAAGAAGCATTAGCTTATAAAGATACTAAAGATATTAAATGTTATAACTTCAATGAAAGATTAAAGCATTTAGTAGCATTGTATGAATTAGAGAATCCTAGCGTAGAAGATTAGTCGGTATTAGTTAACATGACTGCTATTAACAAGAACTACGGTTCTTGATACTGCTCCCTTATTCTACGATAAACACACAGTTGCGTTGCACTGTGGGGATTAAGCAACGCACATAGCTATCCCAAGAAATGAGATAGCTTTAAACAGAAAGAAAGAAATAACTATGAAAGGTATAGCTATATGAAGTCCGTTATCAAAGAAAAAGCAAAACTTCTACGCACAAATGTAGAAGGGGTAATACCTAAGTTTTTTGGCTTTTTGAAATATATTTTAATAGCCATATTATCTGGATTAAGTTGGTGTTTATACTTTACTGGCTTAACTATAGATATTTGTAATCACTATGTAAAATTTATTAAACAAACAATAACAAAGGAAAAAAATGACTGAAGATGAATTGTTAAACAAAGCAAATAAAAGAACTAAAAGAAATGAAAATACAATTAAATATGGAATGTTTGGATTATCATTAGGTGAAAAAAACTACGAAAGATTACATAATTATTGTACTAAACATAATTTGTATAAAGCTACTTTAGTTAGATCATTAGTAGTAGATTATTTAGACAGAGCAGAACAAAAGGATGACAATGTATAATGTAATATTATGGAAAGATAATGACAACGAAGACATTCATGTGTTTGAAAATAAACCTACGTTTTCAGAATTATATAAACTTATTGGATGTGATTTAATTGAAATCATACAAGGTTATAATGATGAAGATAAAACATTTGATATGTATTCAGATGAAGAAGCTAAACTTAAAAATATAAATTACCCAAACAAAAGAGCAACTAAAGCTTGGTATGCTTGGCAAGAAAAAACAGGTTTTCATTGTATGCCTGGCGACCATATAGCTGGAACTGTTGCTATTGTTAAAAAACAAAAATTCAAACTTAAGGAGATCAATGGCTAACTGTTATTATCATTCGGTATCATCAGTTAAAAGATGGGGTGGTAAACCAGAAGACTACCAACCTATCCATGACTGGTTTGACGAATCAAAAAAGATTATTGCACACTGGAGTCATAGAGCTTTGCGACACCACGCTGAAGGTTGTTTTGCTGCCGAACAAAAGTTTGGCACATCAATAAAAAATTCTGATGGTAAAATGGTTCCTGTCAGATTAATTGCAGAAAGACATATCGTTGAAGACATGGGTTGGATCCCAAGTTTTTACGATTGGGCAATTTTAATCAAGCCAACCAAATGGACAATGAAAGGTTATAGAAATGTCGGACAAGACAATTGAAGACGTACTAAGAGCATTACATACACAAGGTATTACTAAAGTAGAAATAGAATATTCTGGTGGTAATGATGAAGGATCATTTGATAGACCAGTATTTTATGCAGATGATAAATCTGTTACAGTAGATTGGGCTAAGACTTTAGATCTTGATGAAGATGAAGACTTTGATGACGACAACTTTGAAGCATTAGTTTATGCTGATGAAGGTAGATTAAATCAATGGTATTCATTTGCAGGTGAATATTCTGTCAATGGTACACTTACCATTAATACAGAAACAGGTGACTTTGATGATAGTGCTGATTACACACATTCAGAATATAGTGATGAATCAAAGTCTGGTAATGTTTTTAAAGATAAAAAAGAAAATATCTTTGAAAGATTAGGTGTAGAGAAATGACACCTAAAGAAAAAAAAGAGTACACCAAATGGGTAAATAGTTTTGCTAATCAAAAAACTGTTACCACTAAAACAACTAAAACAAAAAAGAAAGGTAAAGATGAAACCAATAAGAAGTAATGAACTAAACTATCTTGATCAACTTATTGCAGATAAGTTTAGACACAGAAGACAAAATATAAACTCAGAAATAGAAGCTGCTACTCAAAAACAAACTGATAAAAATTACAAATCATTTGTTGAAAAGCTAGGTATTAAAGCTGAAATAAAAGCTTTTAAAGAAGCTGATGATAAACTTAGAAAGTTTCAACAGCAAAAAGGGTCTTATGAAGATAAATTATTTGCAACTAAAAGAGCAGCAGGTGATAAACTTGAATCTAAAATGAACTCTTGGTCTTCTATTAGAGGATGGAAAGGTAATTACAATGACAGAATGTCTATAGAAATTAAAGAATATGACAATATAGAACATTATTTAACTAAAGCTTGTAAACAAGAAACAGAATTAGCTGTATCTAAATTACCTAAATTTAAAGTAAAACATGATTTAGATTTACTTGAAGAACAAGCTAAAAATGTTTTATATTCTGGTAGAGATATAAAAGATGTATGGAAACATTTAGGTTCTACATTCAAAGCTTCTGGTGTACCAGTAGCTGCACCTAAAGAATTTCTACAATTAGAAAGTAAGTAATATGGATATAGATAATGAAATCAATTATCTAGCTGAAACTGATACTACCTTTGCTAAACTTATAGCAGAGGTAGAATATCAGCGAGATATGATTAAACATTTCAAAGGAGCTTATGTAACTCAATCAGATGTAGCTGTGTCTAAAGCTACCGAAAGTTATTACGCTTCCGAAAGTTATGTAAGTTCAATAAAAAAAATTAATGATTTCAATATTGAACTTCTGCAATTAAAAAATAAAAGAAAAACTGCAGAAATGAAAATAGAAATATGGAGAACATTAGAAGCATCAAGGAGAAAAGGCAATGTATAACGATCAAGAATTATATACTTATATTGGTAAACAAATTAAACATGCTAGACATACTACATTCGAACATAGAGTTATGACTCAATCCGAATTAGCAAAAGCTGCAGGTTGTACCTTTCAACAAATTCAAAAGTATGAAAGAGCTACCAACAAAGTATCAATAACTAAATTAGGTAAAATAGCAGAATATACAAAAAAACCATTAGGTTATTTTATTCCTAATAGTGTAATGAACAGCACTACTATATGTAGTTGACAGCTACCGAAATATACATATACCTAGTAATTATGACAAATAAGGCACTAGGTGAACAATTTCATAATCAAGTGATACCCCAATTTGTTAGGATAA